GTCGCTTGAGCGACCTGGCTCGTAGCAGCGGTATCCGTGTAGTTCTTGGTCGCAGCATCCTGCGCCGAAACCGGATCACCAAGTCCGGTGATCTTGTTCGCACCAGCAGCAAGGTCGCCACCCAGCGTGGCAGACGTTAACGTCTTATTCGTCAACGTTTGAGTCTCAGTCTCACCGACAACATTCGATGTAAGAGCAAGGCCGTGAACATTATTGGTTGAGTCCTCGTGTTGACGGGACTCGCGGAAATCACGCCCACTAAAGGCGTGCTCGACCTGACAGCCGACAGAGTGAGCGACCGCGGTAGTCGAGTCCACTCCACGAGTGATTGTGAGGATCGTTCCCGAGACATTCGTACACTCGACCAGCTCTTCATCAATCGTGTCCTTATCCAGAACGATTGTGAACGGGTAGCTCGTTGGGTATCCGGAGGCGAGCGCAACAGTTATCGACGTATCGGTCGAGTTAATGCCATTGACCAGAGTGGTCTTTTTGGCCGTGGATGAGTAATAACGTGCTTGCGCCATTGTCTACCTCTCGTAGTGGACGCGAATCGGGTTTTCTGCTTGCTGCTGACGACGAACTTCCTCGAGCCGCGTCCGGTAAAGACCCAGGAGGTACTTACCTAGACGCTCACCAGCACCGATAGGACGCATGTTCGCCGCAAGATCAGCGGTTGCACTCAAGCCCGAAACCAGCGGTGTCTCGAGGTAAGGAACCATCCGGTATGCAGCTCCGAGTCGCACCACATCAACAGCACTGTCAGGAAGTCCGGATGCACTAAACAAGTCCGTGTCGTTCGCCAAAGTCTGCGGAGGGCCGCCCGTGCGAACGTGAATACGCTGCCCTGGAACCGGCTGCTGGTACAAGCTCAGTTGAGCTCCACCGCTGCCGTAAGGACGCAGCTCGTAGTGCCGGATCGGAACGAACTCACCCGACGGGCCAATCCGTTCCCCAGCTACGCGCAGTACGTGGCGAGCGTTCGTGTTCGACAGTACGAAGTTAGTTTTGGTCGGATCTGACGTTAGGTACTCGTCCTGAATCGCATACAAGTCAGGGTAGACAGCTCCGATGCTGTCATTTACCGCTTGCTTAACAGAGAATCGTGGGAACTGAGGCGAGGAAACGACTCGAGTACCCGCCGAGTGGGTCGCAGCAGTGGTTCCACGGAACCCTCTCCCGTACGGCGGCATGGTGATTGTTTGAGAAGCCCTATCGACGTTATCAACCTGCAACAGCTCATAGCCGATTTCGCACACGCCACGAGAAATAGCGGAAGCGTCACTGACGCTCGCCGTCAAGTCCGTCGTTGCCAAGCTCCCCAGCAGGTACGTTGATTGGTCCTGCTGAGAAGTAAAACCCGACAAGTACAGAAGCGTCGAGTCAACAACATCACCCAAAGTAGTGCTCATGCGCCTACCGCCTGGATCGCAGCTTGCGCAGCCTTATGAGTGCTTTTCTCTGGCTGTAAGCCAATAGATTTCGCGTAAGCGTAAGTGTTCAAGTCTTTATTAACTTTCGCGGCAGTCTGACCTTGGATACGCATGTTCGCGTCCCGAGCACAGTCACCCCAAGATTCGTGATCCTGGGTAGGGCATCCGGTTCGACACATTTCTAAACGTCCTCGATGTATGCGGAGAAGCCAGCAGCGGTGATTGCCGTGACTTGTGCGTCAGTTAGTTCGTGGCGGTGGCCGCCCAGGAAGTAGCTGTCGGCCAGCCTCAGTCGCTCCGCGGAAGGAAACGACACGAGCGACCCGACGCCACTCTCGATCAGTAAAGTCTGTGGAGTTTTCGTGGTCACGAAGTCGCCGAACAAACGATCCGTCGCGTACTTCTCACTTATCTGCGGTGTAGTCAGAATCTTCACAAAATCTCCTTAACGCGAGGAGGGGCCGACCGAAGCCGACCCCTCCCACATTCACTCAGAGTGATTAGGTTGCGTTAGTCGCAATCGTTGAACCCGAAGTGATTTTGCGGAGTGCCTCTGTGCGATAAAGTGACCACCCGCACAGGCTGTACCACCCGTATGGGCGGAACCTCGAAAGGCGATCCACAACCGGACCGAGGCGCACGGAGGGCTCAACGGCGCACGCTTCTGCGAGTGCCTGCTGCCCAACAACGAACGTGCTGTACTCGTCCTCACCGCTAGGACCCGTGGCCGAAGCCATGGGTGCGCGAGAGGTTTCGATGACATAAGTGCCACCAAAAACGCCCGTGGTCTGCTCAAGGAGAGCCCCCACGTTTGGCTCCGTGTGCTTCCGAATATCCTCAAACGAAAGCGCACCTGTCTCGTTGCGCAGATCGAAAGCAACATCTGGGTGCATGTACGCCGCGTAGAGCGAACCCTGACGCGGAACCACGTTATCGCCGCGGAGCTTGGCAACGGCCTTACGGATAGAAGTACCCGTAATCACGCCCGCGTTCAAGTCCTCGGTCTGACCAGCGGCAGCACCGTCCAGCACGGTAGAAACAACCTTGTCCAGGCTGTCCACCATGTTGAATCCGATGAGGTTAGCGATCGCTGGATCAATGTCAGCGAACGCAGTCTCCTGCACATAACGAGTGTTGACAACAACGTTGCCGTACTCTTTGAGAACGACGCTAACTTGGTCAACGTCGTCAAGCGCAGCCGCATCGAGGTCAGTTACCTCTGCCAACGGTGTCGTGGCCTGAGCCAGATCGTTGTACAGAGAGAACGTGACCGCGTACCCAGGCATAGCCTGTTGCACCGGACGCTTATCGGCAAGGTCGCGGTAGACGACCTGTGACCGGAGTTGGAAATCAATCATCCGGTCGTATGCGCGCGCAACTAGATCATCAAAGCCAGTGCCAGTGCCACCAGCTGCGAGCGTCGAACTAACCGTCGGCGGCGTCTTAATAGACGCACCGGAGTTAGATGCTGAGTCAATAAAATTGTCAGCCATACTTGCGATTCACCCCCCTTAAGGGTGTAGTAGTGATGTGGATTACTTGACCGGCCCGTACTTGTTGCCAAACAGAAGTTCGTTTAACTCCTCTTGACTCTGCGCATTAGCGATGCGGGTTTGCAAATCACCCGCGTCCACCGCTGTCGCGGCAGACCCAACGGAAGCGATACGAGCTGCGGCCTGGACTTCCTCAGAATCTCCCTGAGGTTGCGTCTCGAGCCCAAACAAGTCAGCGTTCTCACCTATCCAGGCTTCAACTTCATCAACGGTCGTAACCGATTCGGGGATGAACTTGCTGATACGCGCATCCACGCCTTTTTCGGTCAGTACGCCCTCTACGACACTCTTCCGGCTGGCAGAAGAAAACTCGTCCACTTGCTTGCGGAGTTGATCTACTTCCTTTTGCTTAGCCTTGTATGCCTTGCGGAGCTGTCGAACAACGTCAGTACCCGAATCGTCATCCAGGTTGTCGATGTCGAACTCGTCGTTTTCGGACATTGGTGTTCTCCCTATCTCTTCTATGTGAATCGCCAGCCGCAGAAAACACTTGGGGGAGTGCCTAATGGCTCTGACTACCGGACTGTTTCTCGCCAGGGGCCGGTCGGTCCTGGTCGGCGTGGAGGCGGTGGGATTCGAACCCACGTTCCTCACGTTGCCCTCTTGGGGATTTTCGTGAGGTCTTACCTATTCGCCCCCGCGGTCTTACCCGCGATTAGTGTCAAGCGAGGAGCTAGTGATCCCAGATCGACCACTAAAGCGCGCTCGCTCCCGAGACTGCAAGCCTCGAATCTTCTTTGTTGCGTCAGGATCGTTAACAAACTGCGCGCTCACGACTTCATCGTCCGTTAGTTCGCTACCCTCGATGTTCGACAGACGGGAAGTAGCGTCACGAATCACAGCTGCCTTACCGAACTCTGACGTAAACGCTCCCACGTTCACATCTTCATCACCAGAAAGGGAAGCGACGCTCTCAGCAGTGGCCTTGTCAATATCAAGTGTTGCTCGAGCTGCCGTTGCGCCCAGCAAGGTCGCGTTACTGATCTGGTTGATCTTGTTTTGCGTGCGCACAGGGTCAAGGACGTACTCAGTGAGAGTGGCTGCGTCGAGGCCGTAATACTCCTCGAGAGCAGAAGCGACCTCAGGGCTCGTATCTTGGACCACTCGAGCAGCGTCGGTGACTCGAGCGCGAACCTCATTCACGCTGACGGAGTAGTCGGTCACGAGCTCCGCGATAGCGTCGAATTGGGTTTGCGTACCGTCTGGCCCAAGGAAGTCCCGCATACCAGCTTCACGGAACACTCCGCGGTAGTCCCGCTCCAAGCCCAGATACTCAGCCTCGTCGCGAATGTCCGTGATTCCTTGCGCCCGCAAATCCACTAAGCCCTTAAATCGAGTCTTGTACTGTTCCGTTTCCGTGACCTTGCTAAGAATGACCTCAGTGTTGTTTCCGTACTTCACGATTAATTGGTCGATCTGGTCAATCAGACCTTCCATGCCGCCCCAGCCACCAAACGTGGTGCGCAGGATCGCTCGAGCCTCCTCGTCCAGCTTCTTCTTCTCATTAGCGGCACGGATATTTTCTTGCGCTTGAGCTATCTCCGCAGCTGTTGGCTGCCGAGGCGCAGGCGTCCTGTCTTGTGGAGTCTGTGGGGGGGTGTAGTTGTTTATTTGAGATTGAATCCCGCTAACAACATTCTGAATATGCTGAACGGAACCGACAGACGCTAAACCTCGAGAAGCAAGATACTGCTGGTATTGCAGCATGTTCTGGTGATTGCGTAGGTTCTCATCATAAGGAGTAGCCACTCAGATCACCCAAATCCAAACATTTTGCCGACACTGCTCACTGTCCGTGCGTACGTTTGTTGCGCGTCAAGGCTCCCTTGCCACTCGTCAAGGCCACGTATGTACTCCTCTGCCTCATACAAAGGTCGAATACGCATCTGACCGTTCGCGTCCTGGTACTGCATCATCTGTTTCAAGATCGGATCACTCATGCCGAGCGAGCCATTGGTGCGCCCGAGCATCCGTTCCGCGACGCCGCGGTAAGGAGCCGACAAGTCGTAAATGTCGTACCCGTTCTGGATTTGCTCAGCCCACGACGGGTACGCACCCACCATGTATTGCGAGCGCAGTTGAGTCTTGACTTCATCGAGTGTCATGTTTTGGAAAGAGACGTTACTCAGCAGACTGTCAGCGTCAGCCTGCGAAATCTCTAAACCGTTCCTACGGCTCCACGCGGAAAGCTCCGACGCGGCTGCACCCAAGCTGCCAGTAAAACCAAGGTTGTCCTCGCTGGCCGAGAGCTGCTCATTAACCTGAGCTTGCAGAGCAGTCTCGATATCGAGGCTGCCCCAATTCTCACGGTAAGCCTGATCCGATAACGCAACAAGCGTTTCCTCTGCCAGATCAACTCCGACTTGAGCAGCCCGAGACTCAATGGCAAGACGCTTATCACCAATCTGTGCCTCGACCTCACCCGCCATAGTCGGGTCAGCAAGGTTAGTTGCTGCGGCCTGTTCTGAAAGTTGCAAGCTTGACCAGAACTCGTTTTCCCGCAAGGCGCGGTTCCAGAAGTCCTGTGCGTCAGCAGCAGACTCGAAAGCGTTGGGGTTGTTCTTGTTCAGCCGCTTCTTGTATTGCTTGGCTTTCTCGAGAAGAAAACCCGACGGGTCGTTCTGAGCCAGCTGAAAAATAGCAACATACTCGCTCTTAAGTCGCTGACGATCAGATGACTCCATACTTGCATCGCTTGGATCTGCGCTCACAGGTTCGCCTTCGTCCTCTGTTCACGAATGAAATCGCGCGTGTAGTCGAGGGAAGCCGTATCCATCTGGTACTTCTTCCACTCTGGGTTCTCGCGCAGCACCTCCGCTAGTACCTCTTCACGCTCAGAGTTAGTGATGCCAGTCTCAGTGCGCGTCGTACTGCCACTCGAGCGTGAAATAGTTGGGGACTCGCCCTCCTCTTCACGCACCCGCTTAAGCAGCTTGTCAAACTCTTTCTCTGTAATCCGGCGACCAATCATTTCCTCCGCAAGACCGTTAGCGAGAAGCCGCACATCAGCCTCGTTCGCTTCCGTGTACGAGTACCGAGTGCCACCGCCACCAGAGCCGCCGCCACCGAAACCTGGCATCATCCGGAACTTCCGGCCTTGGTCAAGTGCGCCCATGATGGAGCCGCCGTCTTCGGCAACGTCATCGACCATGCGATTAAACGCGGCATCTATGGATGTGTAGCTCTCGATCTTGACGCCGAAATAGCCCTCGATACCCGCGACAAGGTTGGCGTACTCCGGATTGTTCTCCACCCCGCCGCCCTTAGCGCGAACCTCGTTAATGTAGTTCTTGGCCTCATCAATGGATTTTGTTTCGCGGTTAGTCATCAAGCCACCGCCGCCCAAGCGGTCAAGGCGGTCGTAAAACTGCTCGCTCTGGTCAAAGATGACACGCTGCGGGCCAGGTTTCCGTTCCGTTCGCGTGAACTCCTCACCCTCGTCGTCCACCATCGTCACTTCACGAACTTCGGTGCTCGAGAGGCCGTCCTTGCTTAACTCCGTTTTGTAAGGGCCGTAAGTGCGGTCAACAACCCTGCTACCACCCTCATCGCCTGTAACTTCGTCGTCATCCATGAGCTCCAAGGAGGCCCCGTTGACGCAAACAACCCCACCGCTGCTGTCCATCTTGAGCAAGTTGCTTTCACCTTTTGCGGCTAGCCGTTCCTCCATATCAAGTGCTGCAATTTTGTTTTCCCCGCAATACCAAGACTTAGCCATTAAGCAGCCCCTTCCACGCTATCGAGCTTCGTCATCTTGAGCCTCGCTATGACTGCACCGATGTAATGCCTAACTTCCGGATTTTGAGGATTGTTGTACGCCTTCACGTTCGCCCAAAAATCCCGTTCAGCCTTAGCCCGCTCACGCTCGTCCTTGTTAGTTGTTCCAGGGTTAGCGAGACGCCTCGCGTCCCACAGCTCCCACTGCTGGTTCACGAAAGCAATACGTTGAGCAACAGGGCGGTCGCCATAAGTGCCGTCGTTAGATTCCTTATCCAGCTCAACGAGCAGCCTGTTCATCGCCTCGTACGACTCCTGGGCCGACCCCTGCCGCATCGTCATATTTTTCGTTGCCATAGACCCGTACTCACGTTCCAGGTTGTCCTTCTCGAGTTCGGTTCGTTTGTCAGCGAACTTGAGCTGATCGAAATAGCCTGGATCGAGCTCGTTTAAGTTTTGCCGGTATTCAGTGTCTCGCTGAATCTCACGACCGATCAGGTAGTCGTACTCAGACCTAGCCAGCTGGTCGATGTACAGCTCCTCTTCCTTCTTCACCTTGATTCGGTCAATAAAGCGCATCTGCTTCCACATGGCTGAGGAGAACTCAATGCGGTCTGATCGAGGTGTAAAGAACGAGTACGCACCCCTGTAAGCGTCGTTGTCGAGCCACTTCTTATTCTCTGGCTCCCGCGACCACTCCATAGCCGCCACGGACGGTTGCACCATCGCCGCCTCCGAGGTCGGCCCACCCACCGTAGAGAACGTCGATACGCGGTACGGGGACAGGTTGTAGCTCCCCGTCACGTAAGGGCTGTCCTTCAAGTCGTCCAGCAGGAAACCCATCCAGTTATCCATCGCGTAATCCTGCGGAGACAGGTACGTGTCACCACGCGACTCAGCGACAGTTTTCAAAAACTCATCAGACAAGCCCATGACGGCTTCCCTGTGGATGTTCTCGTACGCGGCAAGATTCTCGATACCCAGCTGCTTACCGAACTGGCTCGTGTCATCAACGCGCAGTTGCGGGGGAGGAGCAGAGAAAACCCGCATAACGTCTTTGGCTCTGAGCCCAGCTATCGTTAACGCATTTGCGTACTGCTCCTGCTCAGTCCCCTTCAAGTCCTCGTAGCTCGTGAACTCACGTTCAGTAACGGAACCGTCAGGGTTCCTCACTGTCAAGGTGTCCAGCTCGCCTCGAGAGTGCATCCAAGCTAGTGTTTGCAGATACATCGTAACTTGCGCGCTTTCGCGCTCCTCTTGATTAAGAAGGTTCGATAATGTCTTTGCGTGAGCAGGTAACCCTGCGTTCACTGCATCAATGAACCACTGACCCGTAGGCTCGTAGTACGGGCCAAGAGCGAGCTGACGTATGCCAGGGAACTTGTCACCAAGATCCCCCAACTCGAACACGATAGATGTGAACCCAGCAGAAATCCCTGTAAGTCCAGGGACAAGGTTGTTCTCGAAATCCAGGGACGGGCTCGATGCGAGTGCCTTGCCGGTGATCGAGTAAGGCATATCCTCGTTCCACATGCCTAGGTCTTGGCTCATTAAGACACTTAGGGTGCGCAGTAAAACCTGATTGCCAGGTAGCGCGAAATAGTCGGCCCCGAACTGATCCTTGAAAACAAAACCGTTGTCCTGCGCGATCCCGTAAATCAATGCTCCCTTAGCGATAGCTTCGGGGTTCTGCACCGCGAGCCGCCGAATACGCCGCCAAAAATCCTCAGTAGCGCGGTAGTAGCGGGAAACGTTACGGGACTTCCATGCGACGTTTGTGCGAACAGCCGGATTGTCCAAGTACGCGAAAGAAGCCTCGTAAGCCTGCTCCGTGATCGTTTGGGTACTGAGTACCTCGACGGCTTCGTCAATGGCTTCCCGATTGACTCCTGGGCTTCTACTTTCGATTTCGTCTGCGAGAGTGGCTCGCTGCTTCGCGGTGTTGCGATGGATGCGCAGGACGTTCGCCCAAAAAATCGGCCCTTTAGACAAGCGTGCGTTTTGCCGGTTCATCCAACGCCACGAGTGGTTAATCAAGCCTCCCGTGTCCGTGGCGACAGGAATAAGCGGATCTACCTGTTCAGGAACAAGCAGAGCTGGCGGTAAATCGTCATTCGGGATGCGAGCGAGGTCGCTGGCCGTTACGCGATCCTTTAATATGATTCCTTCGCCGTCGAGTTGCTTCTGAGCTGGCCTGTACCAACCCAAGTATTTCCCTTCGGGGCTAAAAAACTTCTGCAACAGCTCCGCGTTAATGCTCCCGTCTTTCCGCTGGAACAGTGAGAGCACTGACTCGAAATAGTCGGAAGAAAAACGGTCTACATCTTCGGGACGCTGCAAGTTAGAGAACCGCTGTGACCAAGCATCATTTTCGTCCATCGACGCGATCAGGGTGCGAATCTGTTGCTTCGCCTCAACGACAGTCATCTCGCCGCGGTAGACTAAGTGAAGAAGCTGCACTGACAGCTCACCGACCGGCCCATCGCCATTCATCACCCAATTCAGCTGGTGATGCCAATGCTCGTTCAGTCGCGCCGTTACCTCAGTCGCCGTGGTGTATCCACGATCAACTCCGATAGCCGAGCCACGGACGGGGGGAGGCTTACTGCCTGCGTAACCAACACCAGGGGGAAGTTCCTCCGCGACACCGATCATCTCATCCATGTACCCAGGGAGGTCACTGCTGTTCATGAACCGTCCCGCGCCAGTGACGCCCTCGAGTAGTGCCCGCTCCGCATCTCCGGTAGCTACCCGAGCGATCAGCTTCTTCTCTTGGATCGTCAATGGGACGGGGCCGATCTTCTGCGCAACAAGAGCCCTCAGGAACAACTCGTAGAACGGCTCAGAGTCGCCGTCAACAAGAAAGTTTATGGCGGTGCGCCATTCCTCATTACTTATGAAATCTTCCTGACGAACCTTGCCCTTAGCTGGCCCTCTACCTCTAATGCCGACGCGAGGAACCATCGCAGGCGCGATCACATGCCTGAGTATTTGACCCCCGAGGCCGTTCAGGTCGGCCCAATCGTCAATTACGTCCGGAAGGTTACGCCCGTCACCCTTCACTACCTGCCAGCCAAACGTGCGGCTCGATTCGAGCCAACGGTTAATGAAACCCACGTTCTGCTTGTAAATAAACTGTGTTTCACCTTTTTTGCTTCCGCGACCCTTAGTGACGTAAACGTCAGGCTTTAACCTGCCCAGAGTGGTGGTTACCTGGCGGCCACTAACCCAATCGAATGGTCGTCCTCCCGTCAGGAAGAAGAACAGGTTTTCCTCAATCGCGTTGCGTTGACCGAAACGGTAACCAGCGAGCGTCCCCCACGACCAACCATCAGTCGCTCGTTGCAAGCCATAGCCGCCCCGATGCAGCAGGCCGATGTACCCACCTATGTCGTTTCTGTACGTCTCAAAATCAGAAATCGTCGGCACAACAATTTGGTCTGCGGTCTGATCAAAATGCAACGCGCTAGGTACTCGAGCACCCGTTTCTGGGTTAACGGAGTCACCCAGGTTGCGTGCTACGTCATCGGACGGCTTCGGCGGGTCTGTCGGTTTAAGTGCTGGTGTCTTAGGAACAAGCTCCTGCCTCGACCCGAGAACAACGGTTGACAAGTAATCGTCAATAGCGTCATCGAGCTCGCCGTCCTTAAGCTGCTGCCGCGCTATTTTACGTTGTTCATAAATCCATTCGTCGCGGTCATCGACGGCCTGCTCTTTCCGGCCCTTTCGACCACCTTTAGCCCAAGGAACCTGGATGCGCAAGTACTGGCTCTTGCGTGAGGGCTTCTTCCTGTGCTGCTTCCACGCCGCCTCGATTTCTTCCGGCGTCATATCGTCAATGTTGATCTGCTCTTTATCGACAGTCTTGACCCTGCGACCGCCTCGAGAAGCGGTAAGTACGCCGAGCCCCTCAATGTATTCCGTAGGTATTGCCGCGTTCCCAGGTAGTAAGTCGCCCGCCATATTTACCCGCGGGGCGGGTGACACCCCCCACAAGCCCATCGCGTTTTCGACCAAGTAATTGTCGCCAAGACCCGTGTAAAGCCATGCGTGTACGTACTCCACGCCCCAATAATCAATCATGCGACGCAGATCAGCCTGTGAAATAGTCCCGTCAGCAATAAACTTCTGGTCAGCAGTCCTGCTAAGTCCGGCAGTCATCTCCGAAGGCAGGCTGGGTTCGATGGTGTAAACGTCACCAACGAGCGTCGGTTGGTCGTACCACGTTAGGTACGAGTCATCAACGGAATCGTCCAGCACTCCAAAGTAGTGGTCAAGGATCTTCTCAACTTGATCGTCGTCCATCAGCATTACGGCCCGCCACGCCTCGACAGCTCGAGTCATTTCCTCCCACGCGGCCTCATGCTGCGGGTGACTCGCATCCATGAGGACTTCCTCGCCACCAACGTCGCGGATAGCGTCATCCTCCGCGTCGGATCTTGTAGGTGGCTTGACGGTGACGGTTACCGTGTCAAATGCCTCATCAATTTGAGCCTGTTCGTCCTTTGAGCGAGAAAGCGGCTGCCCAACGGGAAGCGTGTCATCCTCAGGGGTTGGCTGTCGAGTAGCAGCAGCTCGCGCAGCGGCTTCTCGAGCTGCACGCTCCTGGTCGGCAACAAACAGCTTCGCGGAGGGCAGCCCCTCGCCACCCGAAATCTCAATACCGTAAGCGTCCTTACCTGCCCGCCCCTTTCCGGCAGCACCAGCAAGACCGTCCACGATGTTGGTTGATTCAAGACGAGTTATGGGGAGTCCACGGGAGCGACCAGCCGCCTGAACAAGACCGATCATTAGCAAGCGTCGAGAACCGACGTTGCCTTGCGCCCAGGCGTTACGGATTTGTGCGGCCATGTGGCGCGGAAGAAACTGCCGCGCGTAGTTGTACATCGCGCCAGCATCATTAACGTTGTTCAGGTTGAACTTGCGGTTCGTGTCGATGCGGCTCGCAGCCCGCCCCAGGTTGTCCCACACCGCGGAAGGTCGGCCAACGTTAGTGCCTGAAAATGGAATCAAGTTTCGGGTTAGTTCATCAGCCTGCGCAGCTACCGACGAGTCGGTAACTGCCGCGGCGTCACCACCGAGTCCTTCTGACTTGTACACCCGAACGTCATCACCGAGAGCGATACCGTTCTCTGCCAGGTCTTTAGAAAACTGTATGGGGTCAGATGTGTCGGCGTACTTGGCAAGTATCTGCGCCTGCTTCGATACTGGAAGAAACCGCACGCCAACAGCGTTAGCGACTTTCGCTCGCAGATCCGCGAGAAGAGTCCTCTTCGGTGCTTGCGGCCTGCGAGAAGCTCGAAAACTAGCCTTGTTCGTGCGGGCAATCGCCTGATCGAACGACTCCACGCCAAGATCATCCAAAACAAGTTCGAGTATTTGAGGTATCTCAGCAGCAGTAACGCCAGCAGCATCAGCTTCATTAAGGTAGTGCTGAACCGTGTCTAGGTAGTCGTCGTTCATGTTGTCAGCGAACTCGACAAGACCCTCGACCGTGAGCCGACCATCCGTGCGCGGAGCCTCCCGAGCTACCGCCTCGATAATCTCGTCGCTCCAATAAACGCCGTGCTGTCGAGCCAGTCGCCTGCGAGCTTCCGCTACACCGGCAGTGTCACCGCTCGCACGCAAGTCACCGACACGATTCAAGTCATCAACAAGTGCCTGAAAAGCGCGTTGCGTCTTATTCGTCGGATGCCAAGCGCGGCTCTTCAACGCCAGCGAGCCGACACCGCCTTTCGCGCCAGGAGCTAGTTTCGCAAGCGCGTAGCGCGTAGCAGTGATAGCCCGCAGTGGGGGAGTCCCAAGGATCAGCGGGTCAATAATGATTTCACTAAGGAAGCCAAGAACGGCAGACGATTGAGCTAGAAGTTTCGAGTCGTTTATTTCCGCATATTCGCTAGTAGCGGGGGAGGGGCCGAACGGGTTAAGGAACCGTCCCGTGTTACCCATCCATGCACTAACCACTTGAGCCATGAGCTGCGAGTAGCGAGGATCACCCGACGCACTCTCGACAATGTTCGAGAGAATGATGCGCGACTCAACATCATCGCCGTACTTCTCGTACAAGTCGCGGATAACTTCTTCACCCGATCCGTCCCTGCGCACGTAGGATTGGTGCAGGGTTCGTGCGATATCAACCTCGTAAGCCGTAAAGTCAGTTTTCGCTACAAGATCCTCGAGGTACGTTTCGTTGTATTTTGTTTCAGTAACCAGCGGCCTGTTTCCGACGATGCTTCCATCCCCGACAGCCAAATCATCAGTCCCAAAAACCTCGCGGCCCGTTAACGCGACAGCGCGAACCGTTTGCTGGATGGGGTTAGTGACGTTATCGAGGTACTTCTGCAATATTGGAACTAGACGAGCACCGACGCTCTCAGCGAAAGTGTTAATGATGGTCGGGTCAACCGCCGCATCCATCAACTGCTTTGCAATACCGTCGTCCTCAACCTTTATCTGGACAGCGGCCTGGAATAGCGCGGCGAGCTCAACGTCAACCTCAGGGTCGCCCGTAAAGAAGTCTGCCGCGAACGTCCTGGCTACGTTGTCAGCTGCAATCGGCTTGTCAGCCAGGTTCAGCTTGACGATCCGGTCAGCCGCAAGGTTGACGCGCTCCCAATTAATCAGATTCTCAACGTCTTTTGCCGCGATTGGGGCTCCGTGCTTTCGGGCCAACGCAGCAGCCAACATCACCTGATTGGAGTGGTCAGTGTCGCCAAGGCTCAATCTGCTACGCCCGTACACCGGCTTACCGAGACTGTTTTGCTCCCGCTCGAGCAGCTCTAGCTTCGCCTCATACAAGCTCGACTGGCTCGTTGGCACGAACGTCGAGACAGGAACGTTAGTCGTAGCGAAAGCGTTAGATGCGGCTATGCCCTCATATTCGCCCGTAGCCATGCGCCGCTGCGCACCCTTAATCTCGCGGCGAGTGTCAGTAATGTCTTGCTCACGAAACTCGACCGGATCATCGGTGCGGAAATCCTGATTAGGCACGAGGTTCGTCGTGCCCGTGGCTTTCAGGTACTCGTCAATATCAGGCCAAGGGTTACGCGAGTTAGGTTCATTCCGCTGTTCCCGTTGACGCTGAATATCGCGCTCCATGCGATCAGCAGTCGCCATTACATCCCTCTGATTTGCAACATCTGTGCGAGCTTGTACATGCGCTCATCACCAAGAGAATCCGCAAGCATCATGAAAGAATCAGATTGCTTAAAACCCCTGGTCGAGCGAGTCGGGCCGTCACCTGGGCCAAACGGCAAACCAGCAGTGACCGGCTCGTTAGGGCGTTCCGTTTGAGAAAACAGGGGAGTGGGTGGCTTCCGAGCGGCCCCAGAGGAACCGCGATTCGCTTGTGGCATATCGCTCGCCCCTGGGGTCGCTCGTAGTGGCGCGCTTGACTGGATCTCGTTGTAGTCGGCGTTTTCCCCGTAGGGCAGTCCCGTCATCTCCTGCGTCATCTGCGCCGGTCCACCGTCAGTCCTGCGTGATAAGCGGCCTGGGGCTGACACGGGTGCGGGTTTGGCTGGCTTTTGATAACCACCTCTAGGCATCCGGATTCCCCTCCCACCCATCTTGAATAAATCGGACTATGCGGGGGTCTAGTTCCTTGACCTCTTCACCCTCTTCATCTTCCAAAGGTGAATGGTCAATCAGGTCAAACTCATCCATCGTGTTCAACGCTTCGGTAAACATGAAAGTTGTGCGCCGAGCTAAGTCGTCGGCAATATCAGGGTTGTAGCTGGCGTTCGAGGCGACCATCGAAACGGCAATCCAGTCGCCCATACGGATGCCAGCGATGATTTCTCTAGCCATGCGCCCTCCTAAGCCGGAATCCGACGGGAAACACCCGCCGTCAAGTTGGGTTCACCCCTGCTACCAAGCGAGGCGAGTAGGACGTTCAAGTCTGGGCGGCCCCCTGGCCCCATACCTTGCTGACCAGGCGCGACACCGCGCATCGTCCCGTCAGGGTTCAGCCCGTCACCACCAAGAGGACCGGCAGCACCGCCAGCAGCCTGCGCCTCCATCATCGCTTGCTCTTCCGGTGATGGTTCCTCAGGCTCGAAAGCTTCCCTCACGACTTCCTCGATGGGTTTGCCGCGCTCCCTACCTTCAATAATCTCCGCGACAACGCTCAATACGGTTCCTGGGTCTTGACCTTGCTGCGCAAGCGCGGGAATGGATTGCGCGTACCCAGCGACAGCGTTCTTGAGGGCGTCCCGCATCTCCTCGATATCAACGATCTGCTCCTCCTCAGTCGCGTCCAGGGAGAACGGCATCTGCCGACGCAGGAAGTCACGAGAAATCAGCTTGTCGCCGCGTGCTTGCAGGCCGAATACGAGAGCACGATTCGGGTCAAGCCCCGCGAGCAGCCCGTACTCAACATCAACCGTGTAATCGCCTTTAATATCTTTCGCGGGCTTGTACTTAATCTCGTACGGGGTTCCATCATTATTTCCGCGCATGGTGCGTTCGATGTTGGGCCACAGATTCTCGTCCAGGCGCAACGACTTAGCGATCAAGTTCTCAAACGTGCGAGAAAACATCGCTTGACCCGTGCGGATCTGCGAGTCAAAGCCACCCATCAGGGCTTGCACACCACGGCCCGTGACGATAGATCCGTCAACGTTGCCCGTTCGGGCCTCCGGATAACGGGAGCCAGCGCGCAGCTCACCATCGAGCATCCCTTGTTCCGCGAAAGCACTCGACGGAACCTCAAGAGGAATCCTGCGTACAGCTGCCGCGTTAGAGGTACGCAGCACAGCATCCGGCCCCAACGCGAGCTCCTGAGCGTCAGGCGGCAACACGAGTGGGGCTTGCACAGACTTCTGTGCCGCCTCGAGAGCGAGCATCGCCATGCGGGACTTAGCAACCTGCACGCCGATCACATCATCAAACTGGCCGCGAGGCTCCCCATCAAGGCTAGGCCGCATCGTCCACTCAACGAGACACTCACCCGTAGGGTTCGCTCCCATTTCGAGAACGAAACCCTCATAGTCCGGAAGGAACAGCACGTTCCTACTCGCGCTGTGATAACGAACCACCGTGCATGGGAGGTTCATCTCGTCACGCTGGTACGAGCTGTAACCAGGCTTCCGGAAAACCTGCGCGGTTTCCGGATACTGCGCCATGAGGTCAGCCTTCGTCATCTGCAAAGTGAAGTACGCCTCGATGCAGTGACCCCAACGATCAAACACGGGGTAGGCCCCCAGCGGTTCCATGAACGTGATCCGCGGTAACTGCGATTCCGCGTCAATCTCCACAATGCTAGGGACGCTGCCGTAACTGAAATACGCCTGCGCAGCCTGATACATCTGACGCGACAAGTCCGAGTGCTCAACGTACCCGCGCACAATCAGTGACCGCTTCTCAGCGAACTTCCGAGCCGTGTCCGACACCGACTTGCTCGACGCGCAGTTAAACGTCGGCATGGGAGCGAGCACCTCAGACAAGTCATGCGCCGCAACGTCAATCATGTTTGCCACGATCCCCGTAGACAACGGGCCGGTCGGGAACATATCGGGGTAGACCTCGTTCATGCGCCCCTGACGAACCATCCGGATCATGCTCATGCGGGCGTCACGATTCGCAAAACGAGTCTTAGCCGCCTCGTATCGCTTCCGCAGATCCTTCTCGTAATCCATTTACGCTCCTACCGGCTTCCATAGATGATGCGCTTGAGCGTCAAGCAAAGAAACAGTGCGCTGCTGGCGCAAATCCCACGGCGTAGAAAAAACGTTATTCATGTGCGACCGACCAATCGTGTGAACCACGCGGTCACGGCACGCCAGCTCCGCGAACCACAACGCCATAACAGTGTCCGTTTTTTGACTCTTCGGAGCGTCAGGAGCCCACACCGCCAACTGCTCCATTAACGCCTTCACCGCCTCGCTCCCCACACTCGAGGGGAACTCCAATAGGCAGTTACCGTCCTCCCAGCCCGAAAACAAGCTCGTCATCGACGCCACACCGAAATCCGCGTCATGCTTATTCGATCCAGTGAAATGCGGCTGGATAACGCAACCCCTCGAGGCCGCGTAACGGTTCAACTCCGTATCGTGAACGAGGAAACCCTGGAAGCCGTTACGCTCAATACGAGCTTCCGCGAGATTGTACTGATCTATGAAGCCAGTAATCATCTCCCGCATCTGATCCGGAGTGATCCCAGCCTTATTGAAAACATCAACGACATACCGCTTCTGCGTCTGCACATCCATGCCAATAACGACACCAGCGGTGTAACCAGAAGTCGCAGGGTCCACGCCCAGAACGTGAATCAGCCCGTCACTACCGCGACCCTCACGGACAGCGTTCACCCGCTTCGGAAGCAAACCCGTAAACCTCGACCCGTTCACCGCCGCAGCGAGCATCTCCGGAGAGAAAACAGCCGCCGAGTTCACTTGCTCCTGCTGATACACCATCGCCCACGTGCGCGGCTGAATACGGGAACGCTTCTTCCTCAACCGCGGCCCATCCCACTTCGGGAACAAACCATCATCACGAGGAACAGCCATATCGCCACGCGCGCCAGGTTCAGGCTCATGCGTCGCAGGCCACAACGTCACCCAATCCACAGGCTCATCGGCGTACTCCAACACCGCAGGCATCGCCAAGTACGACCACGGGGATGTTTCCTCCGGATACCTCGACGGTTCACGCAACGCCGCATACAAGTCCTGCCCAGCCAGCCGAGTACCCACCACCAAGAGACAACCACTCGACGTAATACGAGACGAAACCTCAGACTGAATCCAGTCAATCTGCTTCTCATACTCGTGCGCGTTCGTACCATCCACGCAGTCATCAAGGATCACCAGATCAGCGCGCGAACCGTACACGTGCCCTCGAACTCCCAGAGAAGCGACAGTGGGGTCTTTGCCCTCCATATCGCGCGCGTCACTCGAAACGTAAATCATGTTCTGAGTCCACGACGCCGAGTTATTAGCGAAACCCCCCGTAGGGGCGAAACGCATTTGCAGCTTCGAGTACGACTGATGCGTCAAACGCGACTTCACAGCCAGCAAAAACTTGCTCGCCATAGCCTGCGTCTTACTGATAATCAAGATGCGCACGTTCGGGTCTTTACAAATCCGGTAAACCACAAAGTTCACGGTCAACGTCGTAGACTTGCCATGCTCAGGGGGCATGTTGCAGATCACCAGATCCGGCTCATTCCGCTCCCACACCATCGACGGGTGAACCCACGACGGGTCATTCCCGTCAATCAAGTCCACCACGTTCTGCATATGGGGGAACACCGGAGCATCCAGGTACTCCCTACTGAAATCAGCGAACGACGGGAAATCCTCACCAGAGCCACTCGCTCGAGCACCACGCACACGCTCCACCGACGCCCGAAACTCAGGATCGTTCCGCTTCCACGCCTCCCACGTTTTCAAGCTACGGTCAACGCTCAACATCGCGTTCGCCACAGTCTCGCCCTGACCAATCAACGTCAAAACGCGAGCCTTCAACGGAACCAAGTCAGCGTGCGTGCCCCGAGGCTTAACTTTCACCTTGCGTTGCGTAGCCAAAAACACTCCCAAACCCGTAGGGCACAGCTATCCCATCCAAAAAAGAACCAGTAGGGACGATGAAGGGAACTCTTATGAGGGAGTCAGAGAAGCTGACGACCGAAAACAAAAGGCGGCCCGATAGGGCCGCCACCAATAGGGCAACGGAGGCCGCTACGAGCCGACGTTGACCCCCCAACCTTCGCTCGCAAGGGCTCGCTCAGGTTTAAAGCCCCCCATACTTAGTACCTTGCCAAAACACCCAATCCGGCAACATCAAAGTCATATCGTTACCAAAAAGAGACAAACACTCCTACAAAACCGAAGTTGACCAACCCTAACTAACCTAGAAATAAAACAACATCACGTGACATAGGTGGGCGCGGGCGCAAAAAGGGGTCGGGTCGAGCGCACGCACGCGATCGCGCGCCCGCTGGGAGCTCGCCGCCCGCCGTGGACTTCCTCCGCTATCCCCCGCACCCCTACGCGACCCCCGCACCCCTGCAAGCCTGCCCGCCTACCAGCTGCAAAACGGGCTCGAGTCGCGGCCCTCGACCGATTGAGTGCAGGAACGGGGACAGACAACCGCGCCGAGCTAGTGGACGCCGCGGAGCTCGAGGAAGCACCGACGTCGGACGGGGTACAGCTCCGGAGCTCGACAGCTCCGAGCCTCGAAGACGTCAAGCCGCCGAGCTCGAGGAAACGGCCCAGGAGCTCGAGCAGCTGCCGCGACCTATCGCCGGCCCTAGTGCCGAGCTCGAGCCGTGCAAGATAGTTGAGCGATCAACTACCCACAATGTAGGGGTGTCGCTTGCGCCCTCGAGGTCGAGGCCTTTACTATTCGCAGCAGTAACCCCGCAACCGCGCGAGGGTTCACCCCTTAGGAGATGGAAGCATGACCGAAACTATCGCCGCCGCCGTGACTGTGGCCCTACTGCTAGGCCCGCCGATCCTTGCCCTAGTTGGTGCACTGTGACCGCGCGCGAACTGTCGCCCCTCGACCTCGAGCCGTACGAAGTGTTCCGCACGAGCTTAGGCGGCTACACCGTGCGACACATCGAGACGGCCCGCGTCTATGCCCGCACACGTTCAGCCCGCTACGCGATGAGACGCGCCGCGGAGCTAAACGCCGCGCACCAATGGAAGCTTGAGGGCGTGCGAGTCCTCGAGGACTAGCCGCCCCTGGACCGTGGCCCTCGAGCTGCCCGTAACCGGCTCGAGGTCCGCGGCCTAGCGGTAGCTAGGAAACCCTCACCCCTTAGGAGATAGGCCCATGAGCAGCGAAAGCGCACGCGAGTACGCCGCGGGTATCGCGGAAGGCTTGCCAACGTGGAAAGACCACCCCGAGCTCGCAGACGTCGAGGACTCAGAAAAGCCCTGGCAGTGGCTCGAGGGCACGCTCGACGTAGAGCGCACGTACAACAGCGAGAACGAGCTTATTTCCGTGCGAGTCCTAATCGCGTATGGCGGCCCTACATGTTGGGTTGTGTTCGACGGGGGCCCTATCGCCGACGTACAAGCCGCGTGGTGGTCACCTATCGAGACCGTGCGCACTCGAGGGAGTGAGCAAATTCAGGAGCTCGCAGAGCTGGTGTTTGAGCTATCCCCGCAAGCCCCCGCGTAGCCCCTTGACCGTGCGCCTCGAGCCCGTACCCCCCTCGAGCTCGAGCCGCGCGGCCTAGCGGCCCCGCTAGGACTGACACCCCTTAGGAGAAACGATGGACATTTACTGCCGCAAGTGTGGCGAGCCCTGGGACAACGACGAGCTGCACGAGCAAGCCGCCGAGAATGGAAGCACCTACGCCGAAACCGCGCGCCGCTTTCGCGTGGAGGGTTGCGCAGTGTTCGAGTGGGCGACGCCGTGCACGCCCTCAAGCTCGAGTGCCGCGCCGCTTATCGCCGCCGCCTATGACCTACTCGGGGACGACATGGACGGAGTGACCGCGATCCTCGAGGACGCCGGAGCCGTCTAGTTATCCCGTGACCGTGCCCCTCGAGCCCGTACACGCTCGAGGAGCGCGGCCTAGGGATCAACCTAGGAAACCGCTACCCCTTAGGAGATGAACGCATGACCGTCGAATATGACCGCGCCGACATATGCGCAGACTGCCTTTACACCGACGCGAACGGATGGGACGAACGCGAAACCGGACGCCCCCTACCCGACCCCGTGCCACTAAACCGCCTCGAGGGTTACTTGATAGGCACGGACGTGGACAGCCTCGAGGACGTGGACGCCGTGCAAGCCGCGAACGAGCCTAGTTTTAGCTGGAGCCCGTGCCACGGTTGCGGCTCGACTCTAGGCGGTAACCGTTACACCGTGCGAATAGTCGAGAGCTCGAGCCGATGACGGCCCCGCAGCTGCCAGGACTCGAGAGCTCCCCCGAGCTCGACGCCGTGCGCGAATGGCTCCGGAGGCTTCACGGCCCGCGGTGGCGAAATGACCCCCGCGCGCGCTACGTCGAAGCCTACGCCGTGCACCGGATCGAAGGCACGCCGAAACCGGAGCCCGTGAGCTCGAGAAGCTGGCGCGCAGCTCGAGAAAAAACCGCGCGCCGCCTAGTCCTGCGCGCAAGCATTGACCGCCGCATGATCGAGCGCGCCGCAGCTCGAGCCGTCGAGGACTCGAGCGAATGACCGCGGCCTATCTCGCGTTCATGGCGGCCCTGTACGCCCTGGGGTTCCTCGAGCAAGCCCTATGGGTGCGCGACGAAATGAGGACGAGCGCGTGATCGGTGCGCGACACGAAAAATCAGCGAAAAATCGAGGGAAGGAAAATCTAGTGACATACCAGGCAACCATTCGGCTATCGGCCCCAAGTAATACCTCGACTACCCGTAACGGGTGGCTCGAGCTGCGCACTGACGGGCACATTTACCATGTTGATTTCGGCTCAGGAATAGACGGGCTACCAACGCGCATGAAAGATGACGCGGCAAAAAAAGACTGCCCGCATATCGAGATACGCGCGTACCAATGGAATCAGATCGTGCTCCAGTACCCGAATCGCGTACTTGCCTCAGATCAGCCTGTCGGTGAAGTGCTGTTGTTCCACGTTACGGGCTAGGGCTGGACCGTGATCCTCGAGCTCAAGTCTGTTCGAGGGTCGCGGCCTAGCAAACAGCTAGGTAACCCCTTAGGAGGAAAAATGAGGATTACCCCCCTTATTCCATGCGTCGAGTGCGGTCGAGTGTTCGACCTACGCGACGAACAACAAGCCGCTGATTACTACTACGGTCACGATTGCGAGGCGTCATGAGTAACCATGAAAAAACAGTAACGTTGTGTGAGGCGTGCGTAATAACAGCCACGGGTTCACTTACTTACAACTATCTACTAGACGCGCTGCTAGACGCCGTTCCGTTATCGAAGCTCGAGGGCTGGAATATCGGCTTGCTGCCAGGAGAGTACGAGGATGGTGACGACGCGAGCCCAAGCCACTTACCGTTTTTCGGGTGCGATTGCCACGGGTGCGACACGGCATATTACGGCGAGCGTTACTACTACGCGGCGGTGTCGGCATGATCCGCGTCGAGCTGCCACGCGCCGATTGGGAGCAGCTCGAGGACTGCCTCGAAATACTGCGCGACCAGGGATGGATCGTGGACGCGCTACTCAAAAATGTTCAGAAGCAAACGCACGCACAGGAGGCGTAGTAATGAAAAAAATAACCGTAACGCTTGCTCTCGAAGTAAGCGATGAACAGTCAATAGACCTATCGAGCATTAGCTGGATCAAGCTTGACGAAATTGTGGCTTGGAAGGTCGAGGAAGGGCACGCTCACCCGCCCGAGTTCGAGTTCAGTGTGCTAAATCTCCAAAGCACCATTGAGGGTTAGGTGACGGCATGAGTGGATACAACGGTTACCGAAGGCATAACTGCCTCGAGGCAGAGTGGCGGTGGCTCGAGTGCGACAAGTGCGACGTATGCGATATCCGCGTATGCGTCGAGTGTGGCGCGGAGGTCGGCGCATGAGCTACCAGATAAGCGATATCACTCACCCGAACGGCTTGTGGTGGATTGTCGAGTCGAAGGAAACCCTCGACGGCCCGAGCGAGTTCGAGCTTATTCACTTGCCGACCCGTAACGAAGGCGGTTGCGGGTCGCAGGGCGTGTTCTCGAGCATGTTCGACGCGCAGATGGAAAGTGCCCTAATCGAGTTAGGAAGGAAGGAGCTGGCATGAACGGTGACGTTACGTGCCTCGAGGATTGGCGGGAAGATTGCGAGGGCGAGGTCGGTTACTACGTGAACCCGCACAATGAGTGGAAGGCTTTTCCACGGTGCGAGAAGCACCATGAGGCCGCGGTCAAGGCCGCAGCAGCTATCGCGGAGCGATACCCCGACACACCGAACCCACCCGAATGGTTCGACCCGTCATACGCGGGCGAGCATTGGGACAGCGACTACTAGGAGGAAACAGTGACATACCAGGCGATAACGGTACATATCGAGCTCGAGCTCGACGGGAGCTACCCGCACCCGAGGAAATGGGATTGGGGCGAGCTACTCGACCTACCCCCTGACACGTACCACGTTCACATCACAACCGAATAAGTATTTTCTGCTATTTTTGTAACCGTAACCCATACCCCTTAGGAGGAAGCATGGCCGAAGTAACGTCCCAAACGGACGCAACCGTAATCATTCTCAACTCGAGCGAAGCTGAACAGCTCGAGCGCGTATTCCACGATTGGATTGACGACTCGTACAGCCGCGCCGTGGAGTGCGGCGATCCGGAAGTTCTCGAGACATACCAGGCAACCATCGGCACGCTTAGAGAGCTATTCGACGCTATCTCGCCGAGCATTTTGGCGGGGGTAGACGCATGAGTCAGGCAACCTACGCGGAATGTAATCACGCGAGCGACTACGCGGAGGCGGTGTGCCTCACGTGTTGCGCGCATTGGTGCAACGAGTGTGACCCTGCGCCTAGCGCGCTATGTCATTACTGCCACGGGCGCGGATACTCGACCGCACTGATCGAGCCACCCGCACCCACCGTGCATTACAACGTTTTCTTCACCTCTGCCTGGGGCACGATCACCGTCACGGTCGAGGCGCACGACGAAACCGAAGCCGAGCTGCAAGCTCGAGCACGCGCACACCTCGAGGGCGGCATACCTATCAAAGTGCTCGACAGCGTGAACGAAATCGAGCTAAAGGTTCTTGGCTGGTGACTGTCTCGAGCTACTGCAAGGCCCATCGGGGTCAGGAACGCGAGTGTGATCGTTGCCCTGGCCCCGATTGGGTCGTCCTCAATATCGAGATGACTTGCAACTGCAAGTGCCACGGGAAGGAAAAAAGTTGATCCGATTGACAACAGAAACAGATCAAGAAACAAACCAGATATGGGACGTATGGACAGTCATTGACAGGAAGGAGCAGTAATGGCGACGTACATCATTCTGACGGTGGCCCTAGCGGTCGCACTAGCCGTATTCATATGGCGCGACGGTCGAGAAGTAGGACGCGAGGAACAATGGGTGCAGCTCGAGAAGCACCTACACGAGTTCCGATCCAACGTTCGAGTGCAAGAGCGTAGACGCCTCGAGCGCGAGACGTTCAGTGATTAGGTTCACCCTGCGCAAGACCGAGAAAGAACGGCTGATCGAAACCCTCGAGCAGCCGCATAACACTGTCGGGGACGCAGCTCGAGCAGCCTGGAACGCGAGCCTCGAGGAGTTCCTCAAGCGTGAAATGTGGGTTGTGCTTGTGCGCGACCCTGGTGTCGGATTATTCCCCCACGGGCCGTACCCGACCGCGAACGCGGCGCACACGGCGATCAAATCCGGTGACATAACAGGCGCGAGTCGCGGTGCTACTGCCGCAGTCGTGCGCCTTCTTTCCCACGAGCTCGACGCCTACTACACAAGCGAAGGTGAACTATTTTGATTGCCCTTTTTGCAACCGTAACCCTCACAGCGTCACTGTTGAGTGGTGGGGGAGAGCCGCAGCTTCCAGCCGTAAAGCAAATCGGTGAGAAGTATCACCCGTCGAGCGTAAGCCTGTACCAAGGCGAGGAGTACGTAGAAGGCGACAATCGGACGCGCCTGTGTATCAGGGATCGAGAGTCCAACGACATTTACTCCGCGGTGTCGAAGCCACCGAACACGTATCGAGGCGCGTACCAGATGAACGACGCCTTGATTGACGGTGCGGCGTGGATGATCCAAAAAAGTTTAAGAAAGCAGGGACATACCAGGCAACAATCGCAAAAAATCCGCAAAGAGTTGCAGGCCACCAAAGGCAACCAGATCGCCCCGTATTGGCAAGACCGCATGTTCTGGACGATATGGAGGCAAGGCAAAGGCCGTGCGCATTGGTATCACACCGTCCCAGGGACAGCGTGTTTCTAATGTCCTGCACACACACCCTCGAGTCAGCGAAAGCGTGCGTCCTCTGCCTTGGGCGAGTTGATGACTTCACGTGCCCCGAGTGCAACAGCGACGACAACACTGTTCTGCAAGACGACTACGGGCCTAACAGAGTGATCCTGTGCGAGTCGTGTCGCTACTTGTATGGGAGGCCGAAAGCCTCCTAGCGTGCTACCATATGACTGGAACCTCCCGTGACTTCTCCTAAGGGGCGCGGGAGGTTCCTTTTTCTTGCTCCTGAGTTTGAGCCACAGCCGCAGCGTTCGACTTCACCTCACGCATCCGTCGAGGTTGCTCCCCACCCAAAGCTCGAATGATCCGATTGACAGCTCGAGATAGTTGATACCGCACAGTGCGCTCTGGCTTATCCATCGAGGCTGCCATGATCCCGACCTCGAGGCCACCATGCGCGAAACGGTCATACAACAATGTCTTGTCTGCCGCTGGGAGTGACTGAAACCCTCGACGCACATCGGTAAGCATGGCCTGGTACTCGAAACCCTCAGATGGTTGCTTGCTCGAGGTTACGTAGGTTCCTCGAGGAGCAGCTGCCGTCATCGTTGTACCAGCGTCAGGCTCAAACACATCAGGCAAGAGTGTCTCGACCACGGCCTTAGTGTAAAAGTAGTAATCACCAGGCAGTGTTCCGTCACGCTCGATACGGTGCTTCTGGCAGATACCGTGCAAGTGGACACGCAGGCTAGAGCTCAACATGCCTCGAGCGTGCTTGCCGCTGGGGGAGTCGTCATCCTCGAGCCAGCCAGATACTTTTCGGGAGTTCTGAAACACCCACAGCCAAGCGTCCTGCTGTAGATCCTCGACGGGAATGATGTATCGCTGCTGCTTGCCAACCCCGTTCGAGACGCTACGAACCACTCGAGCCACCAGATTGTTTGTGAATAGTTCGTCGTTTACCACTTGTATTCTTTCCCCTCAAAGATGAACCGGCGGCCACCAATGACGGGGATAAGAGAGGGAGAGAAGGTATTTCCTGTCGAATACAAGACGCCAAAAGCTTGCTGCCATTGGTGGACTCGAGTGTAGGAAGCCTTGCGAATATCCATCGCGTGACCGACTTCCATGCCCCACAAGGTTCGAGTAATGCTGCCCTGGAAGCTTTGCGTCCAAGGAACTAGACCGGCCCTATGAACGTGCCCTTGGCACACGTTCAAGCCGATTGCTTTGCTGTTGTTCAGTGCGGAAGTACCACTTATCTGGCTCGTACGGTGCTCGTCACCGTGAATAAACATCCAATCTTTGACCCGTAAACCCTTGGGGTGAAACCGGATGCCGAGCTGGTCGAGGCGCATAAAGCTCTCGAGCTCGAGCTCCGGTACGCCGAGAAGCCCTGGGGCTTTACGCATAATGGTTGAGTAGAGCCGATCAGTGTGGTTGCTGCGGATCGTGTCAGTGACGCGCAAGGCTCGAGCTACCTCGACCCACTCGTCGCGTTCCGCACCGAGAGCCCTTGTGAAAGCATCAGGCGTTCCCTCTGACCAGCGACCTATGCTGGTGAAGTCGAGCTCGTCCCCAATGGTGATTATGCGACTTATGCGCTTGCGGTTGTCATCTATGACTCGCGCCAGTCCCTCGAATACGAAACGTTTATCGTGCAGGGGACATTGAAGATCTGGAACTACCAGGATCATCTCGCTCATTACTCTCCTTGGGGAGGTGTTGGGCGACACGGCCTAGCTTTAGGGAAAGCATTACTAAATAGTTGGCGAGGTCGCACAGCTCCTCCTGCGCGCCCAACACCAGCTCGCTGCTGGTCATAGTCTCGAACGCTTGGTGACTGCCACGGTCATACTCGATTAGCCCTGGCCCCGTCACGCGCTCCACTTGCCACTCCGCAAAGTCTCGAATGTAGAAGGCCAGATCGTGGCTCGTTATCCCGAACGGGAGACTTTCGGGAGGCCCACCAACACTTGCTCGAGAGCTCGATTGTGTTTCAAGATCACTAAACCCATTCCCTCGAGTGTCGTCAATAGGATTTTCCAATCGCGCTCGCTTATCGCGTGCGGGCCAGTCATAGTTTGGTACTCCTCCGTACGTCATAACGCCCTCAGTATTTCTTTCAGTTGGTCTGCGCCGTGGTTCACGTAAATGCTGTTCGTGTCCTCGCCAGCTGGAAGCTCGACCATGACAGCTCCGAGCTCGTTCACCATTGAGCGAGCAAAGTCCCTACCAGGCTCGTCCCCGTCAGCCAAGACGATGATCCGATCAAAGTCCGTGAACAAGTGCCGCCAAGATTTCTTGTAAGCCTTGACACCTGGGATACCGACGCTCGTGACACCCATCTGCGTCAAAGTCATCTGGTCTATCTCGCCCTCAACGACGACAGCATCCGTGCTGTCACCCAGCAGGCAGCTGACACCAAACAGGTGCGTCGTGGTTCCGGTGCGCGACAGGTACTTCGGTGACTCATCGGTGATGCTGCGGAACCGCAGGGCAACAACGTCCCTGTTCGCCGTGATGTACGGGATAGCTAACCGACCCTCGTATCGTTCATCTCCCATAGTGGCTCCTCCCACGGGGACCACTCCAAGTCGGTACGTATTTGCGGTCTGCTCGCTTATCCCTCTGCGCGCTAGGTAAGGAAGAGCCGCTTCGAGGTTCTCGTGATACCGAGCTGTGGCTTGTTCCAGTGATTGTTTCTGCGATTCGCTTAGCCTCTCCAAAGCCGACACCTTCCTTCTCCATGATGATCTTGATTGCATCCCCACCAAAACCGCACGCATGGCAGTAGACGACGCCGAGGTCGTAGTTCAGTGACGCACTAGCTCGCTTATCTCCGTGCTCGTGGCACTTCACGTTCAGTTGCCCTGGTCGTTCGGGTGGCAGCTCCCACTCGTAGTGCTCGAGCACGGGGCCGATAGGAATGTCGCTCACAGCAAACCCTTCAACCGTAAAAACTCAAGCAGATCGACAAGACGGAAAATTGCGTACGCCTGATCCGCACCCTTGCCCCTGCACTTACTCACGACCACGCCGTAGGACTCAGCCCCGTACTTTTCCTCATGATTTTCAGCCTCAACCGCAGCTTCTTTGAGCCACTCTGGAAGCTTCATCGACTTAGCGGCCTTCGCCTCGATGACCAAGAAAGTTCCATCAGTCAGGCGAATATGAAGATCGCCAACATCTTTCTTCCCCGCGCGTGCAAGTCGTTGGGCGATGTATCCAGCAGCAATCAACCAAACCTCGAGCAGATTCTCAAATCGACTTCCCTTAGCCTTGTTCCGACTGCTCATGGAGCTATTCATCTATTTCCTCCCACGGCAAGCCACAAAAGTTGCACGGCTCATACGCACCGTCAGTGCGGCACTCGTGCTCGTCCAAAGGGAAAAGGTTTGGTTGGCTCATGGCCCACCAGCTCGCTCCGACTCACCGATCCAGGCTCGAGCCGGTTCGTACGAGAACCAATCGACCGTTTGCCCGTGGGAATCCATCAAGCCGTAACGGTTCTTCACCGCACCGACACCAAGCCACCCGTCCTGCGTCGTGACCGACAGGACAAGAGCTGGTGTTTCGGCGGTTTTGCCCTGGATCGCTTCAAGCGGTGGCACGGTTCCAGGCTGGTGTGGTCGAGACAAGCTCATGTGGTGCAAGATCACCGCGGCGAGCTCCCACTTGCGGGCCAGGAACTTCATATCCAGTAGGAACTGCTTGCCCCACTCGTCCCCAGGGTCACGCATAACGTCCGTCAGGTTGTCCACGATCAGCATGGTTGGCCCGTTACTAAACATCTCAGCGTGCGCCTCAACGAGCTCCTCGATCAGCTCAGCTCGAGGGTTGCTACTCCAATCCCAACGCAAGTGCGGCTCGCTCCTCAACAAGTCCGACGCGCGCTTCCGATCCGTCGTCAGGAGCTCCTCCATTTCTTTCTGGTCTTTGCCGGTGATAATCGACATAAGCCGGATGCTTTGCGTCGCCATGTGTGAGTCGGCACTGACGTACAAGGTCGGCACTTTCGCGCGGTACGCGAGGTTCAGTGCGACCATCGACTTTCCCGTGCTGGGACGCCCCGCGATCATTGACACTTCACCGACGCGGAAGCTGATGCCTCGAGCTGCAAGTGCGGGCCAGATGTTCGGTACGGACGGTGCTTGCGCAGTGGGTGAAAGCACAGCCTTGTGGAGCTGCCTCATCGGATCATGTACCTACCGCAGTCTGCGTAGTTTGTGCAGCGGAGCAGGTATTCGCCGCACTCAAACCAGGCTTCTGCTCCACAATGGATGCACTGCCTTGCCTCCCACACAGCGTCGTCTTTCTTCGCCACAACTTGTCCTTTCCTGGCGGGAGGTGGGAGCTCCAATCCCCTTAGAGCCCCCACCCCTTCTTCCCCAAGCCCTGAGAAGCCGCCCACGAAATCTCAGGGCCGATCCCGCGCTATCGGAGCGCGGAACTCTAAATGTCTTTAATGCCCTCGAGCATGGACTTATCAACGTCGTCCTTGACCCATTCGCCGTCCCACGGCCCCTTTTGCTTGCCGTCGCTGGCAGCTTCGGACGGGTCTGCCCACCGATGATGAAGCGTTAGCTTGGGTGGCTTGCTGCGGTAATAGACCATCACAGATTTCTGACCCGTTGGGGTTAATGGAGCCTGTGGGTGGTTGTAAACCCAATACTTGTACTTACCCCTAACCACCTGGACTTCCTGCTGTGGCTGCGCCTGCGGTGATGGGGGAGCAGGTCGAGTATCGACCGCCTTCGTGACCTCATCAATCTGCTCAACAATGCTCGTGCCTGGGATGGACGCGGTGACGGCTGCGGCTGCTGCCTGGTGCGAGCTACCCTCACCACGCATGGACGCATAAAACTTCTCGCCGTACGTTGCTGTAGCAAGAGTTTCTTGCACCTCTTCGTTAGTGAAATCGCGGCCCTCGTTGTTGCGCCTGGTGTAGCTGCCAATCGACCTGGCCCCGTGAAACATAAAAACGTTCATGCTGGCTGTGGCTTCTTGCATTACTCACTCTCTTTCTTCTGTCGTTTCTTAGTGTCAAAACTTGCGATTGCCGACGGGTCGCCCTTAAGTCGGCAGTACGGCTTCACTTGGCAGATCCCGCAGAAAGGGCTGCTGGGGTTAGGCAGGAAAACTTCGGCCTCGATACCTCGCGCGCTCTCCTGCCACCATGCGTCAAGCTGCGGGTTTTCAGTCGAGAGCAGGAACATCTCGTCGGTGTTGCCCTTGCGGGCCATGTAGTAGGAGCCGTGACTAGCGGTTATGCCATACGCCTGCCGCAGCAGCGATCCGTAAACGTCGAGCTGCTCCCTCGAGTTGCTCCGCGCACCCGTCTTAAGGTCGTAGATATGGACTTCCCCGTCAGGGCTGACCATCGCCCTATCGACGTATCCCAAGACGGGGACGCCACCAAGGGTTCCTCGTACCTCGAACTCAATCGCTGGTCGCCCGTCCCCGAGGTCAAGCCACATCCAGCCGTTCTCGAACCGCGCGTCCCTCCATTGGAGGTACTGTTGCAAAAAGACTAAAAGTTTTTCAGTCCACCACTCGCCGTTTTCGACCTTGTTTCGACCGCCTGGGCGCAGCTTGTCCGTATCGACGGACTGCTCCTCGTACTTCCATGCGTCCTCGACAGCCAGCTCAGGGCTCAAGAACTTCATAAGATCCAGGTACTCAGTCGCGGTGTGAAAAACCTTCCCGCCGAACAACGCCCAGCTTGAGTCGGTTTCTACCCCCACGATTCGCTCAAGTCGATACTGCTCGCCGCACGTGCTGTACGACTTGAGTGCGCTCAGACTTAAATGCGCCTTGCCAGTAACTTCAGCGAGGACGCTCACTCTTCCTCCCGCGGGCCGAGGGCGACCCAATGCAACCCAGGCTCAACTTTTTCCTCCGCGAGCACGCACAAATCGGTGCGTTCAGCGATGCCATGACGTTCGACGGCGAGCTGCCAGCCGTCGTCAGAGCCGTCCCAAAAGACGACGCACCTTCCCTTATCAAGTGTGATAACCAATGTAGACCTCAAAAGCCAAATGCGGAACATGAAACACGTAGGTAACGGTAACCCATCAAGGGCTTCGGTTCAGGCGACACGCCGCAGCCTGCATAATAATGCGTGTGCTCATCTGCAACCCCAAAAAGGGGCTTACCCAGTAAATCCGCTGCGGGGGGAGTGAGCGAAATAGTCCGGAAACTGTGCCGTGTTCGCCTGATTGCAAGGGCAGCGCGACAGGAGGGCAGTCCAAGTACCGCAGGAGTACCTCTCGCTGTTCGCCATAGCGGGACTGTAATTAGGTCAGCCTTACTTCGCAACCATTTTGTCGGCGCGCCGCGGGTGTACTTTAAGAATCAATGTTTTTGTGAAACCTTGGGCGAGTCGCTTGTATTACTGTGCCAAAAAAACTACAATCCAATAGTTCGAGTGAAGGCACACCCATCAGTCTTTAACTAAGTTCTACATCAATCGGATGTATCGGAAGATCCTTCGGATCAGAAGCCACTCGCTCTGCGTAACCAAACCCGCGGTTCGGGTCATACACGACAACGGCGTTCTCACCGTCAAGCTTCGCAAGCCACTTATCAAGCCGATCATTTTCAACGTCGCTTAGCTCGAGTCCGGCACGACGGCGACCAAGGATGCGCAGCATTTTTGGTTGGTACTGACGTAAGTATTTCGTTGCGACTGTCCACGGCACTTCTTCCGTGTAGCGGTTTTGGGAAGTTAAACCAGCTCGTCCAATAGCAACACTGATCGTTGATCGAGAAAGTCGTACGCCAGTGTCCTCGTAAACTTTCTCAACAATATCCTCATGTGTGCACCCCAGACGCAACAGCTCTGCTAACTCTTTGTCCGTTGGACTAATGCGATTTCGCCCCACTGAGTCCTCTTTCCGCGTTATTGTCCGCCGTCGCCACCGGCATAGATATTCAGTTAGAAATATGATTGCAGCCGAAACATATGCCAAAGACAAGCGATTGCCTACTCAAAACACGGTAACGAGCAAACATAGGGTAATTTGTTTCAGTATTGATCCTGATTGCGGGACAAAACGAATAAATATGAGGTAGCACAACCGAGGGGGCCAAGATTACCGTCACCAAACCTGTGGATAAGTCCCCAAAAAATATGGCGTTTTTGGGGGGCTGTGTCCGGAGGGGGACTCGAACCCTTAACCGCATTACGGGTAAATCACGGTATCTCCTCCGAGTTAGTGCTACCGTGACAAATACAAAAAGCACGATAGGAGGACAGCTATGGCGCACGAAACTTTGAGCACAGCAGCTCGTCAATATGACGAGTGGATAGTCGCTCGAAAACTAAAGCCCAACACGCGAAAAAACAAGATCCAGACCCTCAACCATGCCAAGAAAGTTTGGGGAAATCCGATGGTTCGTCGGATCAACGCCAGCAACGTAGACAAGTATTTTTCCTCTCACGAGTGGGCTCCAAAAACCCGCAACCTTTACTTAGGAAACCTGCGGGAGTTCTTTCAGTTCTGCCGTGATCGAGGGATCGTGGAGCCTAGCTTCGACCCGACTCGCGGTTGGCGGGCAGCTCGAGAGGTGGACTCTCGCATGTTCTGGATTCCTGCCACCGAGTTCGATGACTTACTCGAGGCCGCCGACAAGTCCCACCCGCGGGATCGAATGATCGTAGCTGTCGGACTGTTCTCACTACTTCGAGGAAGCGAGGTACAGCTCCTCACCTTCGGGGACGTAGACCTCAAGGGTAAGTGGATGCGTTACCGAGTTCCCAAGTCAACCCCAGGCGAGCAGACGGAAATGGTAGAAAAATCAAATCCCATCGTGGACAACCTGGTCGATGAGTTCGAGCGATACTTCGAGTGGGTGCGGCAAACACAAGGATCAATACGGCCCGAATGGGTCTTGACGCCGCGGCGCAAAAGGCGCGTGTTCAACCACCACCAGACTTCGTTCCTGCCTCCAATCACGATGAACATGGACGAGCAGCTCTCCCACATTTACGAGCCGGTCAATAAGGCTTTCGCTGAGCTGGGATATGTCGGCCCCGAATACAAGGGCAAGACCGGAAACCACGCGCTGCGGCGTAGCGGAGCTCGAATGTTGCTCGACCATTTTCGCCTCAATCAAGGAGAACAGTCGGCCCTACTGCGCGTCAGCGAAATGCTGGGACACAAATCAATTAAAGACACCATGAAATACATAGGCCGAGATATCGAGAAAAACCAGCTCCACAGCCTCCTAGCGGGGACACGAATCGACCTGACAGGGCAAGCCCAGAATCAGCTACGGGCCGTCTAGTAACATGGAGGCATGGCAGAGGTAACGTCCACAATCTGCGACCTGTGCGAGTCACCCGCGGTTACCAAGGTCACCTGGCGACAAGACGCTCGAGCGACATACATCCTCGACCTGTGCGACGGGTGCTTCCAGCCGTTCATCCGATACAAGGAAGTCGGTAGGTCTGAGAAGAGCAAAAGAAAGTATGCAGGTTTCCGTAAGCAACAGTATGTCGATAGGGCGACAACAGCCTAAATCAGCCCTGAGGGGCACGTAGAGACACAAAAAAAGCCCCCCTGACCATTCCGGTCAAGGGGGCAATTCTCGTGGCTTCTGAGGGCTTAAATAACGCGCAGTAGGATCGTCGCTATTCCTCCGTTATTTCCCTCATTTTGAGCTGGGGGAGTAGTCCTCGAGTACGACACCCGCTCGATGTAAACGTTCACCTTCTCGCCAGTCGTGAAGTCCTCGAAAGGAACCACGGCGAACACTTGCTCAAGAGCCTCGAGCAGCTCCAAACGGTCAAACGCATAACCGTCATACCCCATGACTGAGCCAGCTCGATCAGTCTCCCGATCAAACAGCATGACAGGAACGCGGATCAGCCGCGTCCTCGTCGGAGCTGGGATAGCTCGCAGGTTGTAAGACGACACGTGAGAAGTGCCTGACTTGTCGGTAGACGCCTTGAGCTCGAGCGCAACGAAAATGTCCGTGAAAGGCTCATTGGGGTTCGAGCTGACTTTCCCTGTCCGGTCGTAACGCTCACCATCTGCGAAAACCACTTGCTGCCAGGTCGATGGGTTGGTCGAGCCCTCATCACGATTCGCGTAACCAATGACAGAGCCCGAAGATCCAGGCAAGTTCAGCACTCGAAGATCGCGCCACGTTTTCGCCTCTGCCGTACCTAAGCGGATTCGGCCAGTCTCGATGAAACCGCTCGCAACATAGGTAGTGGACTGCTTGTAGACACCAGCAGTTCCCGTCACACCAAGCACTAGCTTGTCCGTCGCATACGTGACGCTCTCGCAAGATCCCGTCACATCGACGTAAATGTCGTCGGCGTGAGCGAAGTCAAGCGGGTTGTTATTAAGTGTCTCGCCCAGATGGATGCGTACAAGGCCAGGAGCAGTCGAACGGTCGCCCTTTTGACATTGAGCTCCGACCGCTGCGTACACGTATGAGCCAACCGCGACAAAATCTTTCACGCCGTCGCTGGATTCGTGAATCAAAGGGCCAATGCTCAGGTTGCCGTCATCGTTGATCGAGGCGACGCGGGTGCCGGTCGAGGTTCCGATCATTAAGAAGCTGCCGACGTAAGCGTAAATAGTGTTCACGGTTTCGCCTCGAGGCATATCAGCGACTTGCACCAGGGCACTTAGCTGAATCGCGCTCGAGGTCGCGGTGGCCTCAATCTTGTAAATAGCTGCCTGGTCGCCAGCGTTACCAGCCAAGTAGATAGCCGACGGGCCTTCCGCAATATCAGTCCAAGTCCACCCGCTAGGGAAAGTAGTGCCAGGATCTATCTGAGTCCACGTTCCGCCCGCGCCTTCATGCACAGCCCTACCGACGGTTGCGATCAAGCGACCTTTGACCCAACGCACTAAGACGTTAGCCGTGGTCGAGAAGTTGTTGTAAAGCGTGCCGCCGCCAGCTGCGTTCGTGCCGGAGTAGATTTCACCGCCGGTCGTGCCGATGTACCAATTATCACCATCAGTGGTCAGAGAGTGGATGTTTGTGTTCGCGTAGCTCCACGTGACTGCACCATCCAGGTTGCTCATCTCAACGCCCGCGTCATTCGCAGTCAAAATCCCCGACGATGTTCCCAAGACCTCGATGTGCGTACTCGAAAGAGAACGAACGCTCTCAGTCTCGTTTAATAGCGTGAGCTGTCCTGGTGTCCACGGGTCAACGCCGCCACCCCTCGCGTAGCGGAAGCGAGACTCGCTCGTGTCGAGCTCGAGAGGCTCAGCGGAACGTAAGCCAGCTCCTAAATGCCACGACTCTTGCGAGCGATACCAGAAGCCCGAGTCGAGGGACTGCTCGCCAGGAGTCCGTTCCGTGTCAATGCGTTCCCTGCGAAAATCAGCTGTCTCCCTGAGCATAGGGTTCTGGTCTGACATAGCGAACAAGAAAGTGAGAGCCCCGAGGCTGCAATCCCACGCCTGGGAATCCGGAGCAAAAACCTTGCCACCTGGCATCTCAGTGAGGCCAAGACGCTCCACAATCCGCTCAGTAATCTGGTTCAGGTTAGACACTGTTCCACCAAATCATCTTGTTCTGGAAGTCGATTCCTACACAAACAAAAGGCCGGTATTTATCACCGGCCCTACGCAAACCCCAAAAATTAAACGTCACGAAACAACGCCGTACTTGCTAGCCCACTTACGCAAGGTGGACAACTTGTACTTAGAGTCTATTTTTCTTTTCGGTGCCCAGGTCTTGTGGTTTGGCAAGCGCATCCACATGCCCTTCCAACCAGCGGCTTCCTTCATAGCGTTAGCCAAGGCACCCAACGACTCCTTCTGAGCCTGCGTGAAATCCTTCTTCAAGCCCTTGCTTACGACCTCGACACCCGCAAGGTAGTCAGCAGCTCTATCGTCAGGAATGTTTAATCGAGCAAACCGATCAACACCCTTAAACGAT